ATATTATTTGTTAAGGAAATAGTCAACTACCACTTAGCTAAAGACTAAGTGGCTTGTAACTCCCTTTGTAGGGGCTACAATTCGCAAGTTGGCGGTTGCGAGGTAGGCAATGTTAGTTGCCCCGTTTAAATCGGCATTGACGGAGAAATTGCACGATTTACAAACAAAACTTGATTGATTTTTACGATTATGTTTAGCAATATAACCACAATTAGAACACCGTTGAGAAGTATAGTGCGGGTCAATTGTTTTCAAAACAATTCCCGCAAGTTTAGTTTTGTATTCCAAAAACTTTCTAAGTTGGTCAAATGCCCAAGAAGAGTGTTGTCTCCGTTGTGTTTTTCTAACGGTTGCTCTTTGTCTTATCCCTGCCAAATTTTCAATGGCGAGCGACAAAGAGTGCCTTTTACACTTTTCAACAATCTTTTTACTTATACAATGGTTAATATCTCTTCTAAATCTGCTTTCTTTGCCAGACAGTTTTTTAAGATGTCTTTTTGCGGATTTACTTCCTTTACTTTGCAAAGCAGATTTCAGTTTATCAATCTTTACTCGTTTTTTGTCCACCTCCTTTCCCGAATAAACTTCACCAGTATTATCAACCGCAAGCTGAGCAACCCCCATATCAATACCAAGAAAACCTTTACTCTTTTTTTCGGGTGGTTCAGGAATGTCTATAACAGGTATCAAGTAAAAGTTTCCATTTTTATACAGCAAGTCAACTTGTCCCCTGCGAGGATAAATAAGTCTTGTCTGCTGATATTCTCCCAAAACTATCGGAATAACCTGTCTGCCTTTCAAGGTAAGAACGGATACTTTTTCAAGTCCTTTCCAAGAGAGAATACGCTGGTCGTAAATAACAGCTCCGTGTTTAGAAAACTTATGCGGTTGTTTAAAATTAAGTTTTTTACTTCGGGCAATCTTGTAAGTATCAGCAACCTTACCAACAACTCTTACCGCCATTTGAGAAGACAGATTAAATTTCTTGCGAATATCGTAATAGCAAATACGATGGATTTTCACAACAGAAGCGGTCTTGTTCTCAAAAGCTACTTGAGAAACAAAATTACAAGCCTCGTTATAAGCCTCAATGGTTTTCAAGAGTGTCTTTCTTTGCTCTTGACTGGGGACAAGTTTAATTTTAATAGACAGTTGCATATAGATACATTTTATCATATACTAATATGGAGGTCAAGGCAATTCCTCCCAGTCGCTAAAGACAACTGGGTTTCCTTGCCTTAAATATATATGAACTTGACGGACAGGGGAGCAATTCTTACTTACGCCAACGTCCACAACAAACCCGATACCGCCTCTTCGAGAATACGGGGAACGTGGCTGATAAAATATTGGGACGAACTGGAGGAACTGCATTATGGCCGCGAGTATTCATTCATTATTTTTCAGAAGGTGTACGAGGTAAAATATGCGAGGTTATTCCCCGGCATTAAAATCCTTGACTGTTGTGATCCGGATTTCTGGCACAACAAAGAACCATTTATAGAAATGGTTGAGGAAATGGATGCTGTCACTACCTCAACCGAGGCGTTAAAGGAGGCTATTCAGGGCTGGACAAAGAAGCCGGTAGTCTGCATCCCGGACAGGCACGACCTTGAGTATTTCAAGGAGAAGAAAATCCACCGAGGCAGGGCGAGGGAGGTCTGCTGGTTTGGCTATTCCCACAATGCCAGCCCCTTGAAGTCGGTCAGGGAGCACTTGATGAGAAACAACCTTGCCATCTCGATCATCGCTGACCAGCCAGTGATACTCTCGGAAAGGGAGGTGGGAATCAACCTGCACGAGAGATTCACCAAGTGGGAGTACGAGACCGTCAACAGGGAAATTATCAAAAGCGATTTCGTAGTAATGCCGGGATCAAGAAATCCCAACTCAAGGTTCAAGTCGAATAACAAGACGATAAATTCATTTCTTCTGAAGATGCCCGTAGCCACGAGCGCAGAGGAACTGGAGAGGTACCTAGACCCCAAGAACAGGCAGGAGGACGCCGACAGGAATTACGAGATGGCGATCAGGGATTATGACGTGAGGAATTCGGTGCGGGAACTGAAGGACTTGATTGAGAAAATAAAAAAGGAGAAAGATGCAAGTTGAAGCAACTAAAATCTTTAATGTTGATTCTGCTCACAAACTAGAGTGGCACAAGGGTAAGTGTCGCAACCTTCACGGACATTGCTGGAAAATTGAACTGACTTAATTAAGGATTTGAAGTTGAAAAGAGGGAAAGTGAAAAATATCCGTTAAAAGATTAAAGGTTGAGAAGCCCCAAAAATAGTTTATTTAAGAGAGATGGTTTGATACATAAATCGAATAAAAATGCCTTCTGGGGCATTACAGAGAGTCAAATTTGACCAAAATAGCTTAAAACAGTAGATTATCAGGTAAGACAGATGAAAATCCTTGACTCCCCTCCCCTCTCGACAAAAAAATTAAAATTTTAATCGAGTGAATAGTGACACCCATTTAGAAGGGGAGAGTAGAGGAGAGAGAAAATAGGTGCGGAAAAAACTCAAAAATCTGCAAAAATGAATGGAAAAAATTGAGTTTCATACAAATCGAATTGATGTCGGAAACAAACGTTTGGATGGTACAAGGAAAGTAACAATCGAAGTTGATCCTTACGAACACAATAAACTCTTACCTATTTTAATTTTAGATGGAAAGTATAGATTAAAAATAACGATTGAAGATGAGCCAATTGAAGAATCTTAATCACGAGAAATTCTGTAATCTTTATGCTTCCAATAAGGAATTTTTTGGTAATGGTGTAGCGAGTTATGTTGAAGCATACAGTATAAATTTACAAAAAAGGGGTGCCTATGCTTCGGCTAGAACTGGAGCTTATAGACTATTGACTAATGCTGACATTTTAAAGCGTATTGATGAGTTGATGGAAATTTATATAAACGACCAAGTTGTCGACAAAGAGTTGGCTTTTGTAATTGTGCAGAAAGCAGAATTATCAGCAAAGGTGGCGGCAATTAGAGAATATAATCAGCTAAGAAGTAGAATCAAGAATAAATTAGAACTTGGTTTAGATGATGAGATATCTGAAATAGAATTTAAACTGGTGAGAAATAAAGATGAAACTAGAGGGGTTGGTAACTGATGTTTTTGTCAAAAACTATGATGCGCTCCAGACAGATAAAAGGTTTATCGTAAATCAGGGTGGCAGCAGATCGAGTAAAACTTGGAGTATTGCTCAACTGTTTCTTAAACTTCTCTTCACTGAAAAGAACTGTTTATTAACTGTCTGCCGTAAGACCCTCCCCGCTTTGAGAGCCTCGGCGATGAGGGACTTCTTCGGTATTATGGTAGATGCTGGGGTTTATAGAGTAGAGAATCACAACAAGACCGAACTGACCTATACCTATAAGACTAATGAAATAGAGTTTATTTCTATTGACCAGCCTCAAAAGGTCAGAGGCCGGAAACGAAGACATTTGTGGATGAACGAGGCCAATGAGTTCACTTATGAAGATTTCAGACAGTTGAACATCCGTACTGAAGAGAAAATCTTTATGGACTATAATCCTTCTGATGAGTTCCACTGGATTTATGATAACATTCTAACCAGGGATGACAGGGTATTTATTAAATCCACCTATAAGGATAACCCATTTCTGGAGAAGTCAATCGTTAAGGAAATTGAACTTTTAAAGCAAACCGATCCTAACTATTGGCGGATTTACGGACTTGGCGAGAGGGGTATTTCGGAAACAACAATTTTTATTTATTGGCAACTGGCTGAGAATTGGCCAGAGTTTGATGAAGTCATTTATGGAGTGGATTTTGGATTTAATAATCCCACGGCTCTAGTGAAAGTAGGGATTAAAGATAAAGAAAACTATTTAGAGGAACTTTTATATGAATCACACCTGACAAACTCACAGTTAATTGATAAACTGAAATTATTAGAATTAGGTGATGCTTACATTTATGCTGATGCGGCTGAACCACAAAGGATTGAAGAAATCAAACGGGCAGGTTTTAATATCTATCCCGCCGATAAGGACGTTAAAAAAGGAATAGATGAAATCAGAACACATAAACTTTTTATCAACAAGAATTCTGTTAATCTTTTAAAAGAGATAAAATCATATAAGTGGAAAGTCAAAGATGACAAACCATTAGACGAGCCAGTAAAGATGAACGATCACCTTTTAGATGCAGCAAGGTATGCAGTTCATACACATAGTTTAGTTGAAGAGCCAGACATTCATTTTGTGTAGAAATAAATGGAAGAACATCTTAATAAAATAATTCAGGGCGATTGCTTAAAAGAGTTGAAAAAACTCTCAAGCGCGAGTGTAGATTGTATTATAACTTCTCCACCTTATTATGGTTTGCGAGATTATGGAGTTAAAGGTCAATTGGGTTTAGAAAAAACTTTTGACGAATACTTAAATAAAATGCTTTTAATCACCGCCGAGTTAAAAAGAGTCCTTAAAAAGACAGGGACGATGTGGTGGAATCACGGGGATAGTTATGGTGGGAGTGGTATGGGATTATCTTACGCTGGACAAAGTAAGGGACCGAACTCAATCTTACCAGACAAAACTCTTGCTTCTATGCCGATGGTTGCTCACACACGAGGAAGATATGAAAAATCCCTTCTTCTCCAAAACTACCGCCTCATAATCCGTATGATAGATGACGATAGAGATGATATTTATGAGTTGAGAAAAGATGCCCCAGAATGGGTTAAAAAAGAGTTGACAAAGAAAGGTTTGTTATGATATACCGTAAATATGAACAAAAGAGATTATCAACGAAATTATATGAGGAAATGGCGAAAGAAAAACCCTCATCGGGAAAAAAACAAAACCTACCAAGAAAGGTTGGATTATTTTCGTGAATATAGTCGCAAAAATGCCGACAAGTTAAGGATAAAAAAGAGAGATTATTATCTCAAAAACAAAGAATGGTTTAATCAATATCAAAAAGAGAGATATCAAAGAAATAAAGAAAAAATAGCTGAAAAGGCACGATTATTGAGAGAAGAAGTGTTAAGAAATTATGGTGGGAAATGTGTTTGTTGTGGTGAAACAGAAATAAAGTTTTTGGCATTAGACCATAGGAATAATGATGGTTCAAAACATAGAAAAGAAATCAAACAAAATAAAATATATAAGTGGGCAAAGCAAAATGGTTATCCAGATATTTTACAAATACTTTGCCACAACTGTAATTTAGCAAAGGCGTTTTATGGCAAATGTCCTCATAGCGAAAAAGAAAATACCTAAAAAGTTATTGAAATACTTCAAACTTAAAACGCAAAATCGTTTTATCCTTAGAAATGTAATAATTTGGGAAAAACCAAACGCAATGCCAAGTTCTGTTAAGGACAGATTTAGTGTCAATTACGAACCTGTATTTTTCTTTTCTAAGAGTAAGAAGTATTGGTTTGAGACGCAGTATGAGAAATTTAGTGAAGTTTATCTAAATGAGAATAGACCAGCAGGAGTATTAAGACAAAGATTATATCCGAATAGTAAATATGTAAAAGCTGGGATGGTTAAGTTAGAACACAAGGCGGGTCATAAAGACTGGCAGAATGGGATGAATAAACGAGGCAAAGATGCGGTTATTAAATTACACCCAGAACTTGGAAGGAACAAGAGATGTGTCTGGAAAATTCCTAATGAGAACCATTATGTAGAAATAGATGGCAAGTTCTACAAAGTATCTGAAGATTGTCCAATTCATTCGCCTTATCTCTGTCGTGAAATGTCTCAAAAAGAATCTTATGATGGACAACCAAATCAGAAGTCGAACTACATTTCTGACATTTCCAAGAGTCCCGTTCAAGAGCAAGTTTCCGAATCTTCTTCCATTCTTTGCCACGATGACGAGAATCACCAGACAAAGCCCGCCAATGGTCGTGAGCAAATTGCTCAAAACATTTCCGAGAACAAAACTTCCGAGTTGCCTTTAGATAAGGGTGTATCTCAAAGTCATCTTGGCATTGAACACAAGTTTGAAAATCCCGTTTGTAATTCGGGTTCTGATTGCCACAATGATTCAAGGATTGCCACTTTGCATAACAAGGAAAACCACAAAAACACTTCTGAGAAAGTTTTAGATGATAACGCTTCCGATAGAACTTCTTACCACAAATTTGACAAGAAACAATCTGACCAAGTTTTAGATTTGGATTCGCCATACCTTAATGATAGCAAAGCAAAGTGTTCGTGTCAAGAGGTTGCCAAAGCCGACTTCGCTACTAACAATGGGAGTGTATGGAAGATTAGTACAAAAGGATTTTCCGAAGCCCATTTTGCCACCTTTCCTGAAAAACTGATAGAGCCGATGATATTAGCGGGATGTCCCCAATGGGTATGTTCTCGTTGCGGGAAGGCGAGAGCAAGAATAACAAAAAAAGAATATAATAATGTTCATAAAAGCCCTAAAGAGACTGATAGACAAGAAATAAACATCCAAACTATCGGTTGGACAGATTGTGGTTGTAAAGATTATTTTTGTTTTAACTGCAAAAAGTTCTTGACAAATGATACGAATACGATAGGAGATATAATACATTGTGAGGTAAATAAAAATGCCACACAAAAACAAAAACTACAAAACACATTGGGCAAGAAACAAATATCAACGAATGAAAGCACAGGGAAAATCTTGGAGAGAAATAGTAAATTGCAAAAAAAAGAATTGTTTGAATTATGGAAAAGAATTCTTCGGGAGAAAGAAGCAACTAACTTGTTCAAGGAAATGTGGAGCTCAATGGCAAGTAAAACAAGGGACTCATCATACATTTCCAAAAGGGAAACACTCTCCAAATTGGAAAGGCGGAACAATCAACAACAATGGTTACAGAATAATAATAGTCAATCACAAAGCAATTCCAGAACATCGTTGGATAATGGAACAATTTTTGGGGAGGAAATTAACAACTTTGGAGGAAGTTCACCACAAAAACAACATCAAAACAGACAACAGAATAGAGAATTTAGAGATTGTCTTGAAAACGAGCCACAATGGAGTGATTGTTTGTCCTTATTGTCAAAAATCTTTCAAACTGAAATAAAGTGTCCTTTCTGTGGGTCTCATAAAATTGATATAGTTCCATCAGGATTTGAGCCAGGCATAGTTTTAGACCCTTTTATGGGAGCTGGAACAACCGCAGTAGTCGCCAAGAAATTAGGCAGAAATTATCTGGGAATAGAATTAAATCAATCTTACATAGATATTGCTAAAAAGAGATTGGCTCAAGGAATTTTAATATAGGACTTGACACAGATTTATTTTATGTTATAAAGGGGGTAGAGGTGCTTCACGATATTCGATGCGAGAAATGTGGGACACTCCTTTGCAAGGAGGACATTGAGATAGGCGAGGTGGAGATAAAGTGCTATAGGTGCAACCATTACAATCGCCTAGAGTGGGATTCAAAAATTGTTGAAAGTATCTTGACAGCCGCTTTGGCATAAAAAACAAGACTCCTACAGAAGTCCGTTAGTCGCTTGACGACATATTAACGGACTTCTTTGTTTAGGAGAAAAATGGAAATCAAGAAATTGTTCACGAAAGGAATGGTCGAGGAGATTGAGGAGGACGGAGTAAAGACCAAACTCTTCGTCGCCTCGGACGAAGTAGAGGACAGGCAGGGCGAGGTCATAATGCAGGACGGCTGGGAACTGGACTCATTCAAGCAAAACCCAGTCATCCAGTGGGCACATAACCCCTCCGAACCAACTATCGGCCGGGCCGAGAAGATCGGCTTCAAGAACATCAATGGGAAAAAGAAACTGGTCTATGAGCCCAAGTTCCACCGCAAGACACCAATGTCAAACTACATTGCGGATCTGGTAGAGGAGGGATACATCAAGGCCTCATCGGTGGGCTTCAAGCCACTAGAACAAGACGAGAACAAGTACACGAAGGCGGAGCTTCTTGAAATCTCGTTCGTAAACGTCCCCGCCAACCAGAATGCCCTCTCGCTGGGACTGACCAAAGGATACTCGGCAAAGGTGATTAAGGAAGTGATGCCGGATGTCGAAATTTCCGAGAAGCCCTATCCCAACGAGCACGCCTGCAGAATCCGCCAGCCGGGAGAATTTGAACCTGACTCTTTTAGGAGAACTTCAAGAGACCACGAGGGCAAGAAGTACAACATCATCATGGGCAAACTGAAGGGTGAGACCACGATGACCGAGCAGGCCTACCGTTACCCGAAGGACAGTTGGACAGCTGATGAGGCAAAAAGCCATTGCAGCGCCCACGACGGGGCGAGCTTCGAACCCGCCTCGGAATCAGCCTCAGCCGAGATAGCGGACACGAAGGGCGTGATTCCCTACACCAAGTACCCGATTTCGACTTCGGACGTCTGGGACGCGACCGCCGAAGTCAGGGATGCCGACACTTCAGACCTCAAGAAGATGTGCACCTGGTTTGACTCGGAGAAACCGGAACTCAAGTCATCTTACAAACTCCCCCACCACACCCTCTCAGGATACAAGACATCCTGGCGGGGCGTGGCGACGGCGATGGCAGCCCTGATGGGGGCGAGGGGCGGGGTGAGTGTGCCCGAATCCGACAGGCAAGGAATATATAATCATCTCTCAAAGCACTACAAGGACTTCGACAAGGAACCGCCCGAACTTAAGACGGCCAACGAGATAATCGATAAGCACATTGAAAACCGAAGCGCCGAGGAAAAGATAATTGACGTGATCAAGTTGGTTAATACCTTTATCGAGGACTTCAGGGCGGAAAACGAGGCGAGAAAGGAAATAGCCAAGTTAAACACCGAGGCTTTCGCGAAGGACATCAAAAAGAGATTCGAGGACATTGAGCTAAACATTCAGGGCTTACAGGAAGGCTTCCAACCTGGAGATACGGGACTGGAACAGCGACTCCTGAATGTTGAGGCATCCGTTGAACAAATTGCAAAGGATATTAGAGAATATCTAACCTCCCAACCGAAAGGGAAAGGGGTTGAAGGTCGAGAACCTAGGACGGCGGCTCCGGAGAAATCGAAGGAAACCCGTCGCCTAGCATTGAAGGTTCTGAACAAAGCCACCGAGCTTATGAACAGAACCGAAGGAGAATAATGGGACGCATAAAGGACTTAAGGGAAAAGATTGCCTCAGGTGAGGCCACCGACGAAGAGAAGGTGGAACTTGAGGAACTTGAAGACGAGGCCAAGGGCGAGGATAAGGAAGCCGCTGAAGACGAGAAGGCTCTTGAGAGAGTGGCCGACAAACTCCTGAAGATTATGGAGGCAAAGCAGGCCAAGGTCCAGAAAATTGTCGAGGAGAAGAAAGTTGAGAAGGAAAGCGGTTTCGAGGCCGAATTCAAGGCGATGGACGATGACCACAAAATTGTCAACTTCATCAAGGCCTTGAGGGATGAAGACAAGGTAAAGCTTAAAGTGATGTCGGCTGGGACAAGTGCCGATGGCGGAATTCTCATTCCTACCATCCTCTACCAGAGGATTGTTGAGGAAATGCGGGACGACCAGATCATTGCCTCAAGGGCGACAGTCATCAACGACTGTCCGGCTCACCTTGACATTGACCAGTTGGTCGGCAGGCCGAAGATGTCTTGGACGGCTGAAAAGGCCATCAAGGACACTTCGACTGCGACCTTCACCGGGATTGACCTTACCCCGTACAACGTTTCGTGCATCGTTGTCATCACCAACAAACTTGAGGAGGACGCCGAGGTTGTGGCGCCTGTCTCAACGTATGTTACCGGTTTGATGGCAAGGGCACTTAACGAGGAACTGGAGCGGGTCTTCGCGGTGGGAACCGGTTCGACACATCCGACCGGCATTGACGCCTATTCGGCGACGGTGCACAGGATTGTCGCTACCCCAGCCAATGTCTTGACTTCCGATTCCCTGATTGACGTGGTTTCGCGGCTTGGGCAAAGTTATTCCAGAAATGCCGTCTGGCTAATGAACTCCCAAGCTTGGAGAGTGGCAATGCAACTGAAGGATAGCCAGAATAGGTATCTCTTTATTGCCGACCCGACTGGGAAAACCCCAGGCAGTCTCTTGGGTTACCCGATTCTCAGGTGCGACGCCCTTCCGAACGGGCACATCTGGTTCGGCGACCTGAAAGGCTACTGGATTGGTTATCGCGGCGGGATCAGCGTCGCTAAGTCAACCGAGGCCTCAATCGACGGAGTGGGCAACCTGTTCGAGAGGAATATGTTTGCCATCCGGCTTGAGCGTCGGGTTGACGGCGAACTGGCCGATTTAGACTCGATGGTTTGCCTTACGGGAGCCAACTAGTCTTTTGCCAAACTGGGGCTTCGGCCCCAGTTGGGAGGTGGCTAATGAAGGAAATAATCATCCTTAGGGACTGCAGGGGCTACAAGGAAGGCCAAGTGATGAAGGTGAACCCCAACGAGGCGCACTCGCTGATTGACTGCGGCTGCGCGATGCTCTATGAACTTTACAAGAAAGCGGACTATGAGGACAAGATGATGAGACCGAGGAGGAAGTATGGGCATCGTTGATTACGCACTCGTAAGTCGCGCGAACCTGAAGGAGGTCCTGGGGATTGTCACCTCGACCGATGACTCCCTGCTTGATAACATCATCAACCGGGCGACTGACATTATTGAGAGTTACTGCGGAAATAGGAGGTTCAAGTCGACGGATTACACTAATCAGGAGTACGACGGGACGGGCACTTATCTAATCAACGCCAGGCACTACCCGATCACCGCCGTGACTTCCTACCAGGAGAACAACGGGACGACCGGGACGGCGGACTGGGACGACCTCCAGGGTGATGATGTAAATTACGTTGACGACGGGAACGGGCCGGGGCAGTTTCATTACGCATCCGGCTTCCAAAGGGGAATAAGAAACTACCGCTTTTCCTACACGGCTGGCTACACGACTATTCCTAATGACCTGGAGGAGGCCTGCATCCAGCTTTGCGTCTGGATTTACAAGGATCGTCAGTCGAAAGGGTTGAAGTCCGAGTCCTTGGGTGAGTATTCGTACACGAAGGAGACCTTTACCGGAAACGTGATTGAGAACCTGGGAATAGACCTGATTTTAGAGAAGTACAGGACTCCAATTATATGAAAAAAATAGATATACAAAAAGAATTTTTAATCCGAGAATATGTCAACAAAAAGAAAAGTAGTTATCAAATAGCTAGAGAATTTGGAATATCTGCACCAGTTATTTGCAGGAGGTTGGTAACTTATGAAATTGATCGGAGAGATGCGTATTTTTATACTAGAGGAATAAAAAGATCAGAGGCGTTTAAGAAACAATGTGCCATAAGATCAATTGGTAAAGGAAATCCAAATTGGAGAGGCGGAACCACTTATCAAGGCGGATATATATATGAATTATCTGATGGTAGATACCAATTACAACATAGATTAGTGATGGAAAAGTATCTTGGAAGAAAATTATTAAAATCCGAGGCAGTCCATCATCGGGACAGAAATAGGAAAAATAATAATATTGAAAATCTTGAGTTATGGGATAGAAAAGAACATCAACAAATGCATATAAAGGATTACTGGAGAACGATACAATGCAATACTTCCTTGACCGCACGCTGACACTTCGCCGACTTCGGGCAGTTGACACCAACCGTTCTGTCTATTCGGCCACGGGAACGGCTGCCGGTTACCCCGCTTCGGTTCAGGAGCCGTCTGCCGACAAGGTGCAGATGTACGGTGGGCAGATCGGGAACCTGTGGGAGTGCTACGTCGAGGAGGACTGCCCGGCTGGCGAGGCCGACCAGGTGGTAATAGCGGAGACAGTCTATTCGGTGCAGAACATCAAGGTGATGGACTTCGGGAGCCAGCATTTCAAGAAACTTGTCATCGTGCGGAGCGGGAACAATGATTGAAGG